GTATGACGGTAATAAAGTATGTAAAGTATTGGAACCGTATAGAGAAATAATGAAGAAACGATATATGTTTATGCCAGCAGAACTTATATTATATGCTATATGTGAGGTCTTATATGAAGAACCAGAAAACCAAAAATAAACATCAGTCAACATCAGAACTTGCTAAACAGTTTATAAACTTCGTGAAGGAATTTAATAATGAGAAGAAAAAACGTGAAAAAGGTAAAGCAGCAGGACCCAAAAGTCACTTTCAGAAGGTCAAAGGCTTGGAAAACCTTTAGAGAAAAACTTAGAAAACAACAGAAGAAAGACTACGTTACCGGATCGCCGTTAACAAAAACTTGCAATTGTCATCATCTTGACGAAAACCCTAAGAACTACGACAATATAGAAGACGAGTCTAAGTTTATATGTTTAAACAACATGACACACAGTGTTATTCACTATCTTTGGGGCGACGCTCAGAAAAGGAATGACTGGAAAGAACGTATAAAGAAACTGACCGAACTTTGCGAACTTATGGACGAAATTAACAAATAAGCGACTTTGATAAAAATAAAATTATATATAATATATAAGTCTAAAGGAGAATATAAAAATGACAAAAGAAGAAATGATCGAGGCTTACGGCCAGGAATATTATACAGAACATGTCAACAAGATGAACGAGAAGAATAAAGCTCGCTATCAGAATGACAAGAAATATCGTGCAAAACAAGACGCAAGGCAGAAGCGACTATATAAGGAAAACGAAGCTTATAGAGAAGCTTCTAAGAAACGTCAGAGAGAAAGGTATCAGAATGACCCAGTTTATCGTCAGAAGATGCTCGACTACATGCACGAAAGATATATGAAGCTTAAAGCCGAAAAACAGAAAGCTAAGAAAAAGACAAAGAAAATTACAAAAGTTAAATAAGGAAACAATATGAATATCGCAAATACAACAAAATTAGAATACATAAAGAATAATTTAACAAAAGGTTTAGAAGAAGGTAAAGTTTCATATAAGAGTTATAAAGATCCTGAATATCTGAATTTTATTGAAAAAGTAAAGGTAAAGTTTGGAGTTAACCCAGAACCGAAAGTTATAGATGCTTTCATATGGTCAGTCGACGATAATGAATATACTATCGCTTTCGACAACAGAATTATTGATGCAATGGATGACATGAACGTATTATATAATGAAATTGTTAAGCCTACTATAGCTAAATTCAAGATGACACGTTTAAGAAATATCAATAAATAAATTCAGAATACACTAATTATAGAAAGACCGGATATTATTTCCGGCCTTTTTCATTATAATAAATAATACGTGATATATCGGACAATTATGATATATCCTAACATATTTTAAATTATGAGGAATATATGGAAGAAACATATTTAGAAGCAGAAATTACACAGGATGCTGCAAATACATTTGATGAAAAAGCTATCATCGACGACTTTAACGAGTTTGAAGAAAATTCAAGAAATAAATGGCGCGACCTTTTCGAAGACATCAAGGATGCAAGGTCTTATATGTCGGGCGATCAATATTATGACGACGATAAGAACATGCTCGGCGCGGACCGTTTAAAGAGTAAAATTAACATCGTACAGAATTCCGTAAGAACTATCGTCAATTCTTACTTGCCACACCAGTATAAGTGGACTACTTCTGACAAGGAACTTACTAATATCGGTAATGAATTCTTGAATAACCCGGATAATATTACGGCTACTATCGAAGCCTTGACTAATTCTGTATCTACAGGTCTTGGGGTTATTGTTGTTTCTAATGACATCGACTTTGACGGAAGTATAAAGACAATTATGTATTCTGTACCGGATGTCACTTCTGTATTGCTTGACCCGAATATCGTCAAGCTTAACGGAACAGACCAGGAAAAATGTGCTATTGTCGAGTTAAAGCCAGTTGAATTCATCAAGGAAGAATATGGTTTCGACATGGTTAACGACAAGCCTATGGTCGATATTTCTATTCCGTATGACCACAAGAAGTTTATGGCCTTGGTTACTTATTACGTAAAGAATAAGGAAACACAGAATATTGACGTATTCAAGCTTCTTAATAACAAGGTTGTAGAATATACAGAACTTCAGATGACATATATTCCGGTTATTCCGGTCTTCGGCGAACAGACTTGGCAAGACGACGACAAGGTTACTTACCAGGGTATCGTAAAGCAATTGAAGCCTATTCAGCGCCTTGTAAACTATTCTTATACACAATTACTTGAACGTTTGGCTAAGGCGCCGAAGAACACCTGGTTGTCTTCAAGCGAGGCAATTGAAGGTTTTGAACAATATTACAAGAATGCTGACAAGAGTCTTAACCCGTTACTTCTTTTTAACGAATGGACAGCTGACCACAAGAACCAGTTGAAGGCCCCAGAACGTATTTCTAACGAAATTCAGTATGCTGACGTTTCCGGTATTCTTAACAACAGCCTTGGCCTTACTAACACAATTGTCGGTATTCCTAATACAGGTCTTGAAACCGAAGTTACTAAGACAGCTACGGAAGTTCTTACTAACGAAAAGACGTTTAACAACAATATCAGATGCTATATTCAACACTTACGTTACAGCCTACAGGTTGTCGGTATGTGTGTATTTGAATTCATCACTAACCGTAAGCTTTTCGGAATTCTTAAAATTGACATATGTGAAGGACCGGATGCAGCTATGAAGAAGCAGGAAGCAAGAATTCAGCTTCAGCAATATGCGACCCTTATTACTTCTGATGACGACAAACGTAAACTTTTAATTGCAGAAGCTAATATCGAAAGCGATAACGAATATATCACAGAATTCAAGAATTCACTTGGCCACGTACCGTCTAAGGAAGAGATGCAAGCACAACAGCTTATTCAGCAGGCTAACCAGAAGATACAGGAACTTAATAACCAGAACCTTGAACTTCAGAAGCAAGTCAACGAACTTCAGATGCAGGCTCGTATCAATGCTTATTCTACAGAACAGCAGCTTATTCTTGCTAACAATAAGCACAAGAACGACATGGAAATGAAGTTGCTCGAAGCTCGCCTTAACGGTCAAGATGAAGAAATAAAGTCTGAAACCGAACTTGCTAAGGCAGACGCTGAAATTCAGAAGGAAGCCTTACAGTTAAGGCAGGAAGAACTGAAGACAGCAAATTTGGAAAATAAATTATTTGGAGGAATTAACTAATGTACTATCCTATAGTTTCACAGAAGGACCTTTTCGTCGATAACCAGAAGAAGGTTATTGCTAACGGTAAAATTGAGTTTTTCGACCCAGTTTCGCTTAACCGTATTGATACATTTACGTATAACGAAGAAGCAGATAACGGTTTCGTTATTGCTGAAAACCCTATTTACTTAAACGGTTTCGGAAGGCCGCAACAGACTTACTTTACCAAACAGCTCACTTTTTGCCGCCTATACAAGTACATCGGAAATTTTTCTGACCCGAGACTTGACGATGACACTAATAACTGGGGTTTCGTAAGGGAATGGTTTGGTAATACAGTCGACGAGAACCTTGACAGTTCTACACAGGTCTTTACCGTCATGAACCTTAAGGACATCGATCCTGAGGCTAATGGTTACGTTTATGTTGTCGGTTATAGAACTACAGATGACTGTGAAGGTCGTGTTTACGTTTGGGACCCTACTTCTAACGACACAGAAGACGGTGGTTACGTTATTTCTTCTAACGTTTCTTCAAGCGGCCGCTGGATATTGAAGTTTGACGGTGAATATCTTCCGTCAAGCTATTACGGTGTATATCCAGGAAACGAAGCTAACATGAACGCCTTGATGAACTTCGCTCAGGAAGTCGGTACTGACCGTCATAAGACAGCGCCAGGTGTATATTTCGTACCGGGAAATTACAATATTACGCAAACTTCTATCGTCACTACGAAGAAACTTCTATTTGACGCAAATACACAGTTTAGCGCCCCGGATATTACTTGTTCTGATGCTAAGGTTGTCGGTACGCCGTCACAGGCTATAACTGACATTTATTTCCAGACAGGATCGAACACAAACGCTGATACGGTTGCTTATTCTTCTTGGTATAGAAGTGTATCAGGTTTCTGGAGAAGCGGCGCCAAAACGCTCGTTATGAGTCGTAAACAGAACTTTACGAATAAGACAATATCTTTCAATATTTCTGTTCTTAACACTACTGTAAGAAACCCGGAAAATACACGTTTTATTGGACTTACTTACACTAACAATGCTTGGTTACGTTTTGATAACTGTATTTTCGAAGGTGAAAAAATGTTTGACCCGGCTACTGAACACTTGACTTTCAGCAATATGGAATTTACTGACCGTTATTTCAGAAGCTATGGCAATAACAAGCTTGTATTTACAAATACAATGTCTGACTATACGGCTAACGTATGCTTTATTACTGTATTAAGCAACAGCTTGCCTTATTGCAATATTCATCACTTCAGGGAACCGGCTAACTACGTACGTGCTATGGCTATCATGGGTCAGACTTCTATTGACCTTGAAGGCAAGGCAGTTGACGGTGAAAACTTCAAAGCTTTCGGTGTTATTAAGAATGGTGTTCTTACTAATGCTGAACTTGGTGTCAATAACTTCGGATCTACCACTTTACAGAACTGTGAAGTTTCTGGTGCTATCGTTAACGCTCAGTACTTATTCTTTGAAGGAACTAAGGGAAGCCTTAAGACTTTTCCTAACCTTAAACAGCTTGTTCTTTCTAAGAATTCCACTATTTCTAACTTTGCTGCACAAGGTCTTTATCCTTTCAATTTGAAGAATTGCACGGTCAAATGCTATGACAGTACATGGAACTGGTCTACTAACCTTGGTGACGATAATGTTACTAAGCACACGGAAATGTTGTTTGTAAATTCCAGAATTACTAATACAACGCTCAATATTAAGGATATTGACGTACAGAACTGTTCTATCATAAACACTAATATCAATGTTTATCCTTACTATGAGGACAGCCACTTCAGATACAAGCTCAGAATTAGAGACAGTTTCGTCAATAACGAGAACCCTATTACGTTTGAAATTAAGGACCCGCAGGTTTATGTGCAGGAAGCAAACAGCTATTGTCAGGATATTATTTTCCAGCAGTTGTCTTTGCTTAACAACGTTTTCCTTGGAAATAGCGAAGGTGTTAAATGTACTTACTGGGCGGTCGTTACTTGGAGAACCTTACATATTGCCGAATATGACAGCAGCGACAGCACGGTACGTCACAACATTAACTGTAAGGGTAATGAAGGCAATATTCCAGGCGGTCATGACAATTACTACTACATGGGTACACACTATCGCTCAGGTGACCCGAGTGCTTGGTATGACTGGGAAACTGACTGGGCTGACGGTACGCAGAGTGTCGCTACGGCCTATAAGATCGGCTTCGTAAAGAGACGTCTTTTCATGGTACAGTCTAAGGCTGACAGGATGGCAACGCCTTTCTTGAACAGAAGTACGTATCATCAGGTCGACGTACCGAACTGTATAACACGAAGAATATCGGATAACGGTATCATCAACATGACTACAGCAACATATTTAAGCTATGCAGAATTCTGTATGAATAACCGTGAGTCTACGCCGCCGGTTGATCGCGGTGATGCTACACAGTTTGACGACTACTTTGCTTGGCTTTTTGCTGTAAGAGACAATGCCTATAATGCCGGTTACAATTATACAGTATTTTAATTCAAAATAAATATTTAAAGAGAGGCTTAAATGGAATTACTATTTGATAATGCTATTCAGTTTCAGGCAAAAAATGGAACCTTACTTACCAGCGGTCGTGTATACGTTTACTATCTTGGAAGAACCGAACTTGCGCCGGTTTATTCCGGATATTCTGGTGAAACGCCTATTTCTAACCCGGTAATGTTGGATGCAGAAGGTCGAGGATCAATTTATGTTGATCCGGCCTTTTCTTACACTTATGTTGTTACTGACCGTTTCGGTAAAGAACAGTTTTCTATCGACAAGGAGTTTCCGGCAGGAATTCCTACTGAAGGAACTTATGTTACACGTATAGTCGAAGGCGACTACATCAAGGTTGAAGAAACCGGCGACCGTGCTAAGGTCGTTACAGTCGGTGTCGACGATACGGCTAAGGATATTCTTGACAACGCTGCAAGCAGAGACTATGTTGACGATGCAGCTGCTGCAGCTAAGACTACTTTAAAAGAAGGAAACAATATCAAGCTTAACCTTGACGTAAAAGAAGACGGTCACTTTGAATATACAATTAACGCTAAGAATATTGATGTCACTTCGCCTAATGGAACTATTACAGTTAACGTGGTCGACGATCCTTTGACTGATACAAAGACTTTTCAGCTCGACATCGGGTCTGGTAATGTTGAATATTTCTTCGGTAATAGTGCAAATATTTCGGTTACAGACGACAGACAATATGAACTTGTTTCTTTAGCTAACCAGGGTGTACAGGGAAACCTTAACCCGGCAAGCCTTAAGAAAGGTATCTACTTAATGTGTGCTTCTATCAAGTATCGCCCGGTTTCTAATACGAACGATATGCAGAGAGTTTTCATAAATGCAGGCTATCCGGCTATTCAACATTATGACGTGCTCGATATGTCTTATACTGACTTCCACACTAAAGAACTTGCACAGCTTCTTATTATTCCTAATGACGGTATTTCGGCTACGATATATTTCCAGCTTGAAGGTATGACGGATCCGGGTCGACAAGTCGGTGTTGAACTTTACAATGTAAGTATTTACAGAATTGATACAGTCTTGGCTAACGGCGGTGAAATTATTACCGGTTTGACAGAAGTTATCCATGATGGAACATTAACAGGTAAGGGAACTATTGAAGACCCGCTTAGTGTTACTAACCCAGGTTTGACAGCAGTTGCTACTGACAGTACGTTAACAGGTGACGGTACTGTTGGTGATCCTTTGTCAGTTGCTAACCCAGGTATTACTTCTGTTGTGACAGACGGTGTTACTATTACAGGAACTGGTGTTACTGGTGACCCGCTTGTTGCAGTCGGTGGTGGTGCTTCTTATGGTGCCGGAGACGCTATTGATATTGACGCTAATAACGATATTAATGTATTACACGGTGACGGTTTAGCTATTAACGGTGATAACGAACTTGAAGTACAGCTTGGTGATGGTCTTACGTTTGAAGATGATGGCGGTATTAAGGTAATAACTATTGACAATGAAGTCGGAGATGTGGTTGAAACTGTTGAAAAACTTAAGAAAGACCTTGATACACAAATTACCACTAATTTCGATATGCCGAATATTTCACAGGTATACGACTTTGCTGACGGGTCTAACTGGAGAACACACAACGGTGCCTGTATGCTTTTTCAGTCGTTTACAATTCCTATTAACCATGAAATAAGAACTGTTACAGACGACCCAGACACGCCTACGCTTCTTGGTGTTTACGCTAAGCAGAACTTTGGCAACAAGGTCATGCTCGCCTTGTATGAATATACTTACCCGCTTGCAGGAGAGGCTAACGGTACCACTACTTACGTCGGTGATACTGGACCGGTTACTATTCTTGGCGGTTTGAACGAATATCCTTTGAAGAATAAGAACCCGTCTATTGACGAACTTAGATCTGATAAGGTTTATTATGCTACACTTTACATGCCGTCTACAGCTTTCAGCAACGGTCTTTTCCTTGCAGGTGCGCCGAATTACGGATCATCTTCTATTCCAGCAGAACCACGTTTGACATGTGTTACTGAAAATATTACATGGGAAAACGCTGAAATTGACCTTGACGATCCTACAGCTACTTTGAACCACTACCAGACGGTTATCGTACCGGGTGAAGATCCTTACTATCAGTATTATATCGGACCTTGGACTGACGGTTATAACGAACGCTGGGAAACCCCACGTTTCTACATGCAGATAAGAAACGGCGAATACAACACGCCTATTGTGCCTACTGTACCGTTTAATGACCTTGGTATGCAATTACCGGATAATGCAGCTCAAATATCTACAATTCCGTCATTTACCCCGAGTTCTTCTAACAGTATCTATCGTGACGTCGAACCTTTGACTAACGTTTCTATCGCCACGATGGAATGGATCGATAATACGGCTGTATGCAACGGTTGGGCAGCAGGAAACTGTGTTTATGACAGCGGCTATACTACTAACCTTTCAGGTGTTTCTAATACGGTTGTCGACCTTGGTCAAATTATTACAATTGACGGACAGGCAGGCTATGCACACAGAATTACGTTTACTACGCCGGTCGCCTTGACAGCTGGAACTACGTATCGTTTCCTTTGTGACACGTTTACTTCAGGATCCGAATATAGTTTCACTTGGGCTTCGCCTACGAACGTACTTGACTGTTCTAATAACGGCTGGTATGCTGACTATCAGAATATGACAAGGTTTAACCACTATTTCGGTAAGTATCTTAAGCTTACTGATACTAACAACGTTTCATATGTAATATAAGAGGAATTATATGGCTAAATTAAACAAGGTTTTATATAATATTGACCAGACAGGAGATACTTCGGCTGCTGAAAAAAGGACAGCTCGTAAGAATATCGGATGCCCGAGTATTATTACGTCTACTAACACTTTACCGCCGGTTGATACTGATATTAATACACTTACTTTCAAAACTGACAGTCGTGTATATGCTGATAATAATGTTATTGGTAATATTGCGCCTAACCCTGGTCAAACTGACGCTGGTAAATTCTTAGTTGCACAATGGGCAGGAAGCCCGGCTATCGGAACTTATGCTTTAGCTGCTATTAACCAGTTGCCGGTTTCCACTATTTCTAATTCTGGTCAGGCTTTAATTGTTGACGCTTCCGGAAACCCGGTATGGTCTACTTTTAATGCCGTACCGGCTTCTACAGTTGCTGATAAAACTAAGGTTTTAACGGTTAACGATAACGGTTTTCCTGTATGGATGTCGTCTTCAGCTTCTATTACGCCTTATTTTCAAGTCGTAAATGTTTCTTTATCTGGTGGAAACATGCAATGGCCTAATACAGTGCCTATTACTGGAACTTCTATTCCAGCGGGCAAGACTTTTGTCGGGACTATCACTTTGTCAAGTTTTGAAACTTCTATTACGTCGCTTGTCAATATTGACGTTTTCGGTGGAAATACAAATGTTGAACTAAGCAATTTTTACAGGGGCGGTGAAGTCGGAGGCGCCTTGTGTAATACGTTTACTATTCCGGTAAAACACGTTAATTCAAGCAACGTCGCGGAACCTTTAGAATTTGGTCTTAACGGGTCAGTTGATGCACAGACACTTAAAGTCATTATACAAGGTATCACATATTAAGGTAAGAATATTATGGAAACTAATATATTGACACAGATAATAGCTGCTATTCCGTCTAACGTCTTGCCTTTGGTCGTTACTGTTCTTGGCTTATTCTACATTTACCGTAAAATAGAGAACCAGAGAACAGAGACTAAGGTCGAACGTGACACGGACAGTCAGACAATTCATGACACTTTGCTTAAACATGACTTCAGGCTGACAGAACTTTCAGGTATAGTCAATTTACACAGGGACAAGCTCGAGTCAATAGATAAACAGCTTGTTATAGTTAACCAGGAACTGGTAAAACTGAACGTACATGTTGACTTACTTGTCAAGGCTTTAGAAGAACAGAACCGTATTATGGCTGGTGTAAAGAAATGATAACGCTTATATTCTTGCTTGTCATTTTAATTGTGGGCTGTATATGGTTTAACAATAATGACTGGGGAAAATAAATGAAAATATTGAATTATTCAGATATTTGTCATTATAAGAAAGTAAACGGCCTATATGTATTAGAAAATGACGTCTTTATGGATATTAACCGTGATGACGTTAATTTTCGTATACAGGTCGACAAAGGTGCGATGACAGACGGCCTTTCCGTACCTAAGATATTCAGATGGTATCTAAAGGACTGGGATGACAATAACCCGCTTTACAATATCGCAGGGATCGTACACGACGGTTGTTACGGATCTGAACTTGTCGCTAAGCCTTTGGCTGATGAAATATTCTATTACGGCTTGTTAAAGGCCGGTATTTCAAGTACTAAGGCTAAAGTTGCAAGATGGGCTGTGGAAAATTTGGCTGGACTTCACTATGGTCGTGAACATGATGACTTCGGTATATCTGAATATGTACATTTGGAGATACTATGAAACAGGAAGACACGCCTATTTCTAACTTCGAGTTGATCTATAAGTTAAAGTTGATAAAAGCAAGGTTAATTAACAGTATGACTATGGAAGAACTTGAAACATTAGAAATTATAGAACGAAGGTTAAATAACGCAGAATATTGATATTTCATTAAATTTTCAATACGAACAATAACCTTTAAAGTAAAAAGTTTCACTTCTTTTCAAATTAATATATTGTATTCTATTTCATATTATATTAAAACGAAAATAAGTGAAACTTTCATAACATATAAATATAAAAGCGATACGTGCTTTAACGTATAAAGGAGACAAAATGAAAAAGAAGAAAACTACAGAAGAACTTGATATTAAGAATGAAAATATCAATGAACAAGCAGATGCTAAGAATGAAACAATTGAATGTCTAAATAAAATTGCAATAGAACTGGTACGTCTTGCAGAAATTGCACAGAGAGTTGAAGACCGTCTTGACAATATTTCGAAAAAATTCAGAACTGGAGGTTTTTAACTATGGCAAGACATGGAAATAACATATTAGTCGCTAAAAAGAAACGTATAGAACAGGTTGAATATCTTATTGAGAATATGAGAAAACCGGATATACGTTTTAAACAACAGTTTGGTGAAGACGAGTTGAATACGGCAAGTATAACCTTACGTATATTGAATACAATTAACCATGGCGGGCCTAAGACAAACAGTTTCGATACTGTAAACAGTTTCTTTTCACTTGCGATGTTTATGAATTCTATTCAGGAATATTTTCCGAAAGATATGCAGGTCAAGTATAAGCTGTGGAGTCAATACAGTTTCAATGGTGATGAAATTTCAGACGAAATGAAAGAAGCCATGCAGAACCTTAGCGAATGGTTTTGCAATATGAAATATAAGGTGCTTGACGTTATAACCGGAAATTATTATATCGAAGGAAAAATTCAGCAGCTGGAAATTCTTAAGAGACGTTTCAAGGAGTTGTATTCTGAACGTACCGAACAGAACATTAATGCTGATATTAACGAAGACAGCGACATCAATATTACTATAGCTGAAGTCGGAGGCGAAGATGAATAAGAAAAAGACACTTCGTTTTGAACTTCTGAAACATCAGAAGGAATTCTTGCTTTCCAAAGAAAAATTTACGTGTATGCTTTGCTCGCGCGGATCCGGTAAGACATATATTGCAAGCTTGCTGTGTGCCTTAAGCCTTGTGCAGCAGAAACGTCTAATGGTCTTTGCACAGACATGGGACAGCTTGAAAGAAAACCTTATGACGGAAATAAGAAACCGTCTTGATGAAATTATTCCGGGAAAATACAAGTATAACGCCACTACACAGAAGATAACGTATAAGAAAGGAACAATTTACGGTTTCACGTACGAAAATATAGAAGCGGTACGTGGTTATACTTCTATAGAACTTGCGGTATTTGACGAAATTGCTACGGCGCCGGATAACTTGCTTAACGTCGCTACTTTCTGTTTGAGAGGCGAGGACAGGAACGGTAAGAAAATTGAACCGAGAATATACTGTATGACGACGCCGAGAATGGGGTCGTGGTTTAACCGTTATGTAAAGGAACATAAGGAAATAAAGCTTATACGTGCCACAATTTATGACAATAAGTTTGTTTCTGACGAACAAATTGAATTGATGAAAAGTACGGTTATTGACGACAATATGCTAAAGCAGGAATTGCTCGGCGAAATTGTCGAAGATGAAAGTGCTGGTGTATTGTTTTCTACACGTCTTCTTGATACAGCCTATGAATATTGTGGAATGCCTAATGACGACACTTACTGTATCGGTATCGACTGTGCAGGCCTTGGACGCGACATGAACGCAGTTATTCTTAGAACTAAGACAGACATTAAGGAAATTCTTAAATTCAATAAGATAACTAACAGTGACCTTACAAGACGTGTAAAGATGCTTGTCGAAAGTTACGGACTTAAGAACTTGTCACATATTTGTATTGACGAAGCTTACGGTCTTGACCTTTATGAACGTCTTTGTGAAGAACTTGGTAAACAATATCTTACGCTCGTACCGTTTTCTGGTGCTTCGCCGGAACCGGGCTATGCTAATAACAGGGCCTACATGTACTGTAAGTTGAAAAAACATATAGAAGAGTCTGGTATACGAGGTTTGACTACTGACATGAAGGACGAGTTGAACGCAACACGATATATTCTGAACAGGTCTAATAAGATCCAAATTATCGAAAAGGACGAAATTAAGATGAATATCGGGCGATCCCCGGACACGTCTGACGCCTTGGCTTTAAGCTTCTATAACGACCTTTTCAAGAAAAGTCTTGTTACGGAACGTAAAGAAAGACAAAAACGTTTCTTGGGTTAAGCTAATTATACTGTATGTTTAACCTTAAGTAAAAAAGTTTCACTTTATTTCAAATTAATATATTGTATTCTATTACATATTATATCAATTCAAAAATAAGTGAAACTATCATGTAAAAATTATTTAGCAGGAAAAAAGAAATTATATATAATATAGAAAACGTGGAATTCAGCCACACAAAATTCTGAATAAAGGGATAAAAAATGAATGAAAATTACGAAGATAATAATATTTCCGAAGTTGAAGAAGTAAACACGCCAGCTGAAAATTCAAACGAGGAAAGCCTTGGAAACACTACTAATGGCGAAGTTGAAGTTTCTGAAACCACTAACGATGCGAAAGGCAGCTCGGGAAAGAGACAATATTCAGACTTAGAAAAAGCTCAGTATTCCTTTCATAAGCAGTTTTCTAAACAGAAAGCCAAATATGAAAAAATGTTGGAAGACCAGCGAAAAAGCTATGAAGAACGTTTCGATCGACTTGAACATCCAGAAAAGTACAAGAAGAAGACACGTGAAGACTTTTCTTCAGACGACCTTTATATCGACCACTTAGTTGAAGAACGTTTCAACAGGATGATGCAGGAACAGATGAACGCTTATGAAACCCAGCAAGCTCGTGCTACTGAACAGGAGGAAGTTGAAGCCGGCTACAGGGATAATATAAGACAGAATGTTGCTAAGCTTTATCCAGACGAAGCAAGTCAGAAAGACTACTACGCAGTTGTCGACGCAGGTATCGAAGCAGGTCTTGGCAAGGTCTTACAGACTGACCAGGAAGTTTCAATGCAGATCATAACATCTGAATATGGCCCAAAAATTATGTATGAACTTGCAAAACATCCAGATATTGTTAACGACTGGTTTAAGGAAGGAAGAACTTCCGGCTATCGTCAGTATATGGTAAGCAAGATGGAAGACGCAATGCGAAATGCAAAGCCGGCGCCACAAACAGTAAAACCGGGTGTTATTGGAAAACCAGGAATTGGTTTAAATAAGCCTAAAACTAACATTTTTAGCAGCGATAAGGCCTTACTTGACTTTTTGAACAGCTAAGAGTGTCATAAATAAAATACAAGGAACAAAAACATAAAATTATAAAGGAAATATTATTATGATCAAGAATGGAACCTATTCTAACGACAATTCAAACAACAATTTTTCTAACAGTCACAAGACTAAGATGATCGCTGGTGCTGTTTATAACGAAGTACCGTATCTTAAGAAAGCCCACAGCTATATGACCCAGGGCGAACTTGAAGGTAAGAAATACGGCCGTACATATTCCGTTTATATTCCGGATCCAGGCCACGCTTCTAATGGTCTTGACATCACTAACGACGTCGACAGTATCAACGAAATTGAAGTTACTGTTGAACTTGACAACATTAAGACTGGTTGCGAACTTACAGCTTGGAACAAGCTCACAGACGAAGACAGCTTCCGTGACGAAATTGCAAAGCCTAAGGGTGTAATGCTCGGTCGTGCTTTGGAAAAGAGTGCTATCGATAAGACCGTTTTCGACGCTGCTCAGGTCGCTATCGGTGCTGCTGACTTTGCTACCCTTTCCGAAGGTGCAGGCAAGCTCGATGAAGTCGGTGTTGCTGGTAAGAAAGTTTCTTTCGTCAAGCCTACCGTTATGTCTAAGATCGCAAATTCCGGCCTTGCTAAGTTTATTCCGGCTGACAAGCAGAAGGAAATTTATCAGGACAAGTATCTTGGTGAATACGCTACAGCTTCGCAGATCGAAGAAGCTTTGATGCCGGTTGTTGACTTCACTTCTTATGCTGCCCCTACAGCTATCACTTTGACCCCGATCGTCGACGCTAACGGTGTTACTGTTGGTTATGAACCGGTCACTAACATCGGTGCTACCACTAAGGGTTGGGCTTTCGGTGTTTCTGGTGTCAAGATCGTCGACAAGACTGGTATGTGGACCGATCAGGACCGTATCGTTATTGCTAAGAATGCTGCTGGTGACATCGCTGAACTTCGTATCGCAGTTGAAGGCCAGACCCCAGTTAATAACCCTAACGCTTGGGTTGCTGCTGGTTTCGCTGGTACGCTCACTTTCACGCTTCTTAAGGATGAACAGGGTAATACACTTGACGGTGAATTCTACGTCGGTCAGGTACGTACTGAAACAGCTTTGGGCTTCGATACTTACAAGTTTGACGATCTTCCAGGATCTGAAAACGAAACCCAGGACTTCCAGGGTATTTCCGTTAAGATGAGTTCTTACGGTGATGGTTACAAGATGCAAAGCCTTGTACGTCTTGATATTCCACACGCAGTATGCTTACCGGATGCTCGTGAGTCTGTTGTCATGTACTTCCACAAGTAATATGAAATAACAATTAAAAAAGAGACTGGTTGTCTAATGGCGGCCAGTCTTTTTTCTAATAATAAATAATAAGAGGTTTAATATGATAAATATCAACAATATTATAACTAACGCTTTCCAGAGATGCTCATTAGTCGGTGACGGTATGGTGCCTACTGATACACAGGCTGCTGCAGGTCTTGAAGACCTTAATTCCTTAATTAACGAGTTAAATGCTCAGAATTTACTATTAGATAACGTTATTACGCGAGATATTTCGGCTGCAGGTATATTTAGAATTGCAGAATTACCGGAAGGTATGTTTATCGCAAAAAACCTTACTGAACTTAATAACATGGTGCCTAACCCGGAATATGGTTATATCGCCTATATTACGGAAAATAACCACTTCTTATATTACGGTGATGTTTTCGGTGTCGTCGGTTGGGTTTTTGCTACCCCGGAAAAAGAAGCGGAAATTAAGAAGTTTTGGCCGAATATTCCTTTAGTCAAGGAAGCTTTACCGGACCGTCTTCAGGGTCTTGGCAGAAAGATCGGTGACCGTTTTATTCAGCTTATTCCAGCAGAACGTCAGTTTATTGATGGTAAGACAAAGGCAGGCTTGCCGCAGTTTTTCGCTACAGAAACAGAAACTGATATTTTCCACTTTGTCGTCGACGAGAATTCTATAGATATTACATTTGAATTCATCTATCTTACTATCAGGACAGATACACGTAATGCCGTTACTTACAGGGCAACGTATTTAGAAAATATCAAGAATAAGGAACTTACAGATAACTTGCACATGTCTAAGAAATATGAAAGTCTACTTGAAGACGGACTTTGTGCAAAACTTTGCTTACGTTATAAGTTAATGGATATTAAGCCGGTATTTGACGAAGAATACAGAAATAACGTAAGTCTAATTAAACGTATCAACAAGGCTAACAGGCCGTTAATATATTCTAACCTTACAAGCGACAGCTGGTATGACAGATACGCTAACGGTATGGCTGGTTACGGTTGGTAATAACAAGGAGAACGAATGTCAGGAAACAGAATTACTTACAGTTTCGTCGGTGGAACAAATATTATGGACGTGCCTAATATCGAAGGCAGTGCTATTTCCAGAAATATGTTTACCGAACGAAATACGGACGGTGCCGAAAATAAAGACGTAAGAACATTTATGCAGAGTGCCCCGGGTATCAAGTATATCATGACACTTGGTAAATATGGACAATGTGACGGTATGTATGTGCCGTCTATCGGTCTTGAACGAGACAATTTTGCAGTTTCGTGTTTTTTCGCTTATAACGGCAATATTTACCGTATCGACAGAAACTTGAATACGGAAGTTATCGGAACATATACTATCGGAAACCAGGTCGTCTTTGCTGAAAGCGGCGGTGAAAAGGCGGTGCTTTTATGGGTTGACGGTTATAACATTTACGGTTATGACCTTAAGACCGGTGACACAGTACCGGTTACACTTCCTAAGAGAATTACGGAAAACGCCTATATTCAGCCTACACATATTGCGGTCGTTTCTGGAAGTATTGTATTGAACGATAAGGGATCCGGTTTCGTTTATTATTCTGAACCTTATGCTTTGTCATATAACCGTTTGGTCGGTGACCCGGTTATTATTACTGACGAAAACAGGGACGAATATAAAGGCTATCGCCAGGTATTTTCTATTATTGACGGTGAAGTACAGTACGAAACTGATGGAATTACCGTACAGAAAATGGCAGTCGACGCTGGTACATGGTGTTTCCTTGACGACTACGGAACGCAAAAATATTTTAACGGTGAAAGTTCTTCTGATAAATGTAATGCAATTTATTCAGTCGGATCTTTGCTTACACTTTACGGACCGTCTTCTATTGAATTTTGGCAGAAAGGCGATGCTGAGTCTTTTAACACTTGGCAGAGAACTTCTTATACTATCAATAAGGAACAAGGTCTTGAAGCAGTCTATTCTTTGGCTTCGGTTAACCAGATGCAGTTCTGTATCGGTACAGGTAAGGCAAACGCAAAGTGTGTTCTGAAAATTGAAGGAACTAACGTTTCTAAGATAAGCCCGCTTTGGCTTGACAGAATTCTTAACGATAATGACATCATCAATACGAGAAGCTGGACATATTCTAAGAATAACCACAGTTTCTATATTTTCACTATCGGTAATGAAACGTATTGTTACGATATTACTACAGGCGAATGGGCTATCAGAAGCTCGAGAAACTTCTATAACGGACAGAACAAGAAATATCTTCCGTTATATGCTGTATGGTTTAACAATAAAATTATTACCGGTTGCGGTGAAAACGGAAACGTATACGAACTTGACGAGAACTATCATCGTGAAGACTTTGACGATAAACGAAGCTTGCCGCTTTTACGTGTAAGACAGACGCCGGTTATTACTTCTAACTACAAGCCTTTCGTAATATACGAACTTGCCTTGGAATGTAATACAGGTTTTGTCGACAGATACGGTAAGATGGGCCAGGCTATACTTCAGGTTTCTAACGACGGTGGTTATACTTACGGTAATACGGTCATAAGCGCGGCCGGTATGAAAGGTCAGTATACTTCACGTCTAAAATGGCTTAACCTTGGTATGGTAAGACAATGTGTTTTGAAAGTTTCATATTCTGAAGACAGTGAATTTGTTATTTCTGATGCAAGTTTACGTTTCCAGGAATTAAATACAGGAGTATAATATGATAGTTAACCAGACAAGCTTATTGGAAGATATACGTCAGGCTTTATACGGTACTTGGGAAATTACGCAAGACAACGGCTGGAAATGTTTGGAAATGGGTAATATCAAATTATTCAAGAAAACATGTAAGGCTGGGTCTAACGTATTACCAAAATTATTCATCGAAAGCCGTAAAGAAGTCACGCCGGTTATAGAATTCCGTAAAAATTCTATTTCCGGTCAGGCAATTAACCTACAACAGGACGCTATCACAGTCGAAGAGAACTGTGTCTGTGTCATTATTATGTTTTAAAATAAATATTTAAGAGGATAAACATGAAAAATTTAGATGAAAAATTAGTCAATATTTACGAGTTACTTGGTGACTATCTTGAAAAAGCCGGCTATTTTGAAGAAAAAGAAGAGGAAGTCAAGGAAGAACCAGAAGAAAACGAAGAAAATAACGACGAAAAAGACGAAACATATACTGAAGAAGAAGTACAGGAAATTCTTAACAGGGAGTAAAACATGGCTTGGTACGATATATTTGACCCCGGTGACGTCTTCGGGTTTAAACAAGACGAAAGAATTGACCGTGCAAATAGTGCTTTGGACAAAGTTTCAGAACTTAGCAAGGAAAATTCTAACAAGAACAGGGCCTTATACAATGACTATTTGTCACGTGTTAACAAGACTTACGGCGATACGGCTAAGAAGTTTGGTGACTATCTTGACAAGCTGGAAAATACGGAAGCCTATGATCCAGGTCAGTTTGAGTATAAAGGCGACGTAAACGACTTCTATTCTAAGGCAGCTAACCAGAGAGTCGCTCAGGCGATGAACAACATGACGTCTAATGCTGCTGCAGCAGGCAACATGTTTTCTTCAGACTTTCAGAACGCAATGGCTGCAAAACAACAGGCTATGGCTTCTGAGGAATGGGACAAAGCTTATGACCGTTATATGCAGGACCGTGCACAGCAGATGAACGAATTTAATGTTAATTCACAGGCTGGACAACAGGCCTATAATAACCAGTATAACCTTAACAAAGACTTACTTGGTCAGGCTTCGATAGCTCAGGATAACATTATGAACGCCTTTGGAAGCTATACTTCTAATTTGGCAGGTCAGAACAACACAGATACACAGAACGCTGCAAACATCGCACAGCAACGTGCTGCAAACACAAATTCAGAAAAGGGACTTCTTGGTCGTATTTTCGGATAATGGAGGAAATTAAAAATGATCCCACTTATACTTGCCGCTATAAAAATGGCCCAGCAAAAAGCACAGAACGAACAGAACAGTATTGACCAGTTTAACCAGGCAAATACACAGAACTTGCTCGCTCAAAATAACCAGCAACAGCAAATGCCGCAGTTTGACAACGATATTAATAAGTTATTCCACAGCTAAGGAGGATATATGGCAGCAGGTAATATTCCTAACCTTGCCGGTGTCTTCGGAAGCAACGCCTTATTGAAGAAGATGGCTAAAGAAAGACGCTTCGAAACAGCAGCGCCTTTTAACCAGCCACTTTCTTCTGGGGCCGAATTCAAATACGACCTTGTTTATGTACCGGGTATTACGCAAAGAAACCGTCTTAGAAACCGTTTAGAAAACGAAGCTGGTATTGCACAGACACAACAGGAACATAACGCGGCTTTGAATACGTATCTGAATAACCTTAATTTACCAGTTGACGAAAGACGCAGACTTGGTATCATGCAAGAAAAGAAGCTTGCTAAATGGGCCCCGGGTTTTGATAACAGCCCGCGCCGCGCCTTGACCCCGTCTTCGTCAGTTGCCCGTGCTATAAAGATAACATCTGACAATAATATTGACATCGTATTTCCTAACGGTAAGACCTATACTTACAGAGGAGGAAACGATCCAGTCGAAGCTTCACAGGCAGCAATGGAATTATTGAATTCTGACAGTATCGGTCTTGAACTTAACCCGCACAAGGACGGCTGGGGTAAGAAACATCACATTTAAAAGTAAAAATAAATATTATAGTAAAAAGGAATTTAATTATGGCTTTTAATGCAAACATAACGCCCACAGTAAACGGTGTATTTACCGTAAGAGACAGTGCAAGAGAACTTTCAGACGCTACTAAGGATAACGCTAAGGCAGTACAGAACGCTTGGGACTTCTATACAAAGTTTAGTGACTGGAGACGCTCGAACAAGAGTGCAGACATGCTTGAACAGAATGACGAAAACGTCAAGGCTGACAAGGAAGCAGAAGACGAACGCAGCAAGAAGCTCGCTGGTCTTAAGTCTGAACGTGCAAAACTTTCTAAGGAACTTGAAGAACTTAAAGCTCGTCTTGACTATCCTACTACCGAACAGGTCGAAGAGAATGTCGAAAATATGCCGGCTGACGAACAGGAACGCTATCTTATGATGAACGGTATGCAGAACCCTATGCTTACAGACCGTTTACCGAAAGAAGAAGTACCGGAATTTGTATTTAACTGGGCTAAGTAAGAGGAGACTTCAATGACGAAATTACCGAATATACTTTATAACAACGGTGACACAGGCGACGTTTATCTTGGCAATTTAAAAGACAAGGATAAATGGACATGGGAAGGTCTTCAGGAACGTGCAGCTAATGCGCCTACCGAAGAAGAATATGCTAAGGACCTTATGAAAGGTTACGGAAGCTACATGGACAGAAGTCGTGGAGTTAACCCGGAAGTTTACCGTGCTCAGTATGAAAAGGAACAAGCAGAAAAGCAGAAGATGAATGACAGTCTTGCTGCTGATACTTTGTCTTATGGACAGGCTAAGGAAGCAGAAGTTGATGCTCAGATAAGAAACCAGCTTATTGCTAAAATTGCTGACATCGAGAACCGTATTGCTGAACTTGACGGTGAAATTGAAGAGGCAAGCAAGCCTATTGTTAAGAAAGGACTTTCTGACAAGGACCTTTATAAGAAAATTGCCGCTAACGAAATGAGAAAGTGGAATTCTTCTGATCCTACTTCTTTCTGGAGATGGGAAAAAGCTCGTGAAGACGCTAAGGAAAAAGACGAATACGAACGTAAACGTCTTGAAAACGAAAAGAAGGAAAGCAAGGACAAGACTGGTAAGACTTTGGCTTATAAGGTTAATAACTATATTGACCGTTATACTATCGATGACAAGACTTCTGACAGTGAAAAGAAGCTCATGCTTTCTAACCTTGAAGACCTTAAAATTGAAGCTGAGAATGCTGGACGTGTTGACTTGCTCAACAAGCTTGATCAGAAAATTAAGAATATCAAGAATTCTAACACTTCTGAGTCACAGCTCAGTTCTACACAGAAAATTCTTAAGAACTTACAGACTAAGTTTAAGGATGATCCTGATGGTCTTCTTAACGCTATTAACCAGTTTAAGGAATACGGTGTTGACTTAACTAATATCGACGTCGATACTGAAGTTACAGAAGCTACTAATAAGGCTAAGTCTGATAAGAAAGCTAAGGACAAGAAAGAAAATGCGGAAGCTAACGCTAAAGCTGATAAGGCCTTGATAAATTCTTATAATGCTCAGGCTAAGAAGCTCGCTTTAACTGACCGTGACGCCTATAATAAGCTTAAAGAAAAAGCTCGTGCAATAACCCTTAGCGATAAGGAAACAACGCTTGCTTCTAAGGTATCATGGCCGTTTTAAGTAAGGAGTAAACATGAACGATAATGCTTATACAGATGAAGAAAGAACTATTATTGAATATCAGAAGTTAAAACAAGAAGGTAAGCCGCTTGGTAAATTCATGCGCCAGAACTACTATACACTTAAAAAGGTGTTACCAGGTATCAAGGGCGGTGCTGAAGACCTTAAGCTTCTTAACCTTATTGGACCAGAAGAAGAATATGTCGAAGCTGAGACTAATAAGGAAAAACGTGCAGAACTTAACAAGAGAATAAATGACGTTTCTGATAAGGATATACAGAAAGTAAAACCTTTGAAGAAAGATATTCAGAGTGTTAAGGAAAGAGAACGTGCTTCTTCTATTATGAATATTTCTGATGCTGAACTTAATGAAAAGAACTTGAAACTTAACGAAAAGGACGTACAGGAAGCCTTTGCCGCTTCTGGAAGACCTTATAAGAAGGCTGTAATAGATGACATCGAACACGGTTATATTCCTGAAGACGTAAAGCCGGCTTATGAAAAATTCAAGAAACAGTATGCTGAAGACGCCTTGCGCGAATATAACGCCAGACAGTTTGAAAAGAAGTACGGAAATATCGCCCCGGCAGCTTTAAGCTTTGTTTTTCCACGTATTGTTGACAAGTATCAGGCTGGTTATAAGCCAGATCTTACTGATGCTGGTCTTGATATGGCTGAACTTCTTGCTGGTGGTGCTATCGGTAAGGGAGTCAATGCTGCTAAGAGTCTTCCTAAGCTTGAAAAGTTATTCAGCGGTGCACAAGCTACTAAAGATGCTATTTCTGGAAAGATAAAGAAAGCTACACAGAAAATGCCGGCAGTTGGAAGTGCTATCGGTCATGTCGCTGATGCAAGTGTCGTGCCTACGGCTGCTAATGTCGGTTTCCAGGCTATCGATGACTACGTTTATGACGACAGTGGTCTTTCAAGAGGTCAGGCAACGCTTAACGACTACTTGAAGAATGCAGGTATGTCTATGGGCTTCGCAAGTCTTCCAGAATTTGGACTTTCGGCTATGCAGCAAAAACGTAAGGATGCTTACGAAAAGGCTTTGGAAAAGACCGGAATGTACAAGAACTATGACTTCAGTGACCTTGAAAAGAACGCTTCTTCTAAATACGTCGTTACCGGAAAAGACGGTAAACAGAAAGTCGTACAGGTTGAAGACGTATTCAAGGCGCCGTCTATGACAAGAAAGGGTGACGAAGCGGTCGACGTTTATGCAGGCTACAGGGCTGCAGACGATATTTCCGGAATGGGAGACGTCTTGACAAGCAATAAGGTCGATAAGGTTGATCCGAATAAGCTTACTTTCGAACAGAAGAAGGAAATTGTTTCTAAGTCAGGTATTACCGGTATTCCAGATGAAGACGTCGAAACGTTATTCACTTCGTTAACTAAGAAGAATTTGGATGAAAACGGAATGCTCAACGTCAAGGAATACGATATTTCTAACCCTAATAAGCACATGGGAAACAAGTTTGACGAACAGAAAGGCGAACATAAGACTGACGCTTTCAAGTTTGAACAGACCGGTAAACTTTCGAACAAGACTATCGAGGACTTCGCAAAGAAGAACAACATGAGTTTTGACGACGCTTACCAGTATCTTATGGAACACAGGGACTTGGTCGAGAACGCCTTGAACCAGGAAAACGTAAAGGAAATGAACAAACTTTACAACAGAATTCTGGAAGCTGCTAATAAAAACAAGAGAAAGACAGAAGTTGAGAACTTCGGTAAGAACTATATTCCGGCTTATTACACTACCCTTATGGGAAGACGCTCATTTGGCGGTCAGAATACAGGAAACGAAGACGACTAATTCTGATAAAAATATTAAAGACATGTTTCATAACGAGACATGTCTTTTTATATGTTTAAAAATAAAACCACATAAGGAACTTCCAAATGTGGTCTTAGAATTTAAGGAGAATTTACAATATGAATGACGTAAGGTTTTCAACGCCTTACATTATTATATATAACACTTTCATAAAACACACGGGCCCGGGCGCCCCCTATTAATAAAATAATAATATGTAAAAATGTTTTTACGTTATTTAACAGTTTTTACCGTTTACAAGAACAATATTTTTTGTTATATTTATATCATGAAAGTCAATAAGTATATAAAGAAGAACAAGTTTAAGGCTATAAAGATGAACGACCGTCAGAGTCTGATGAACTGTTACCATGGTATCAAAGACAAGGGCGGATATGACGAAATTCAGTGTGACAGGAACAGGAACTGGTTTGGTGTCGTCAATAACGGTTTCTTGACCTATTATTTCATCAATACGTGAGTTCTGAGACAGTTTTAACAACGAGTAAATAAATTATAAGGTCTTATAGTTAAACACGACCAGAACGCGAATATGGAGAAATAACGATGATAATGATATTAATTGGAATT